TTTTAGCCAAAGGGGTCAATCATATTTTAGCCAAAAGGGATAATTCTGCGTGGCCAAAAGGGTCAAAGTTGAGTGGCTTTTCCAATATCTGCTGTTTAACGGAAAGGCACTGGGCATAATGCGGAAGTACGACAGCATCGAACAACTGGCTGCATTAGGTTGCAATTCGGACACTAATCGGACATTGCAGAAATTGGGAAGAATGGCGCATATCGGCAAGAAGTTCACCTACCATACCAGCAGACACACTTGTGCCACTCTCTTGGTTCACCAAGGCGTTCCGATAACCACCGTCCAAAAACTTTTGGGGCATACATCGGTCAAGACAACAGAGATATATTCCGAGGTGTTCGATGAAACAATCATCAAGGATCTGACAAGGGCTAACCAGAAGTATTCTAAGCGCAGGAATGTAAAACAAAATCAAATAAAATCTCAAAAATCCCCGGGAAAATACCTCAGACAGTAGAAATCTATAGAGGCTATCTGTTTTATACCCGTTTTTCAGACTTCGGTCCATCTCTATTTTCATTTGTCAATAAAAATACAAAACCGTTTGATTTGCCATATTATTAATTCTCTTCATTTGTCCTGCAAGTAAAAAATATTGCATTAATGGCAATTTTTTAAGAAGATTGGTTTTTGTTTCAAAATTGGCTCTCCATAACTAATTAATATAGTTTTCTTTTTGTATTTCGTTTTAGAATTGATATCTTTGCTATTGTCTTCTCGTGAGAATGGGATAGAGAGTAGGACGTGGATTGAACGGCTGCTGTGCTTTTTGCTGGCGGCTGTTCTTTTTTTATCTAAATGTTAAATATTACACAATGCAAGAAAATATATTGTGATTTGTTTTGCTATTACATCACAATATAGTATATTTGCATTGTGATAATAAAACAATGAATAATTAAAAGACAATAGAAGATTATGAAAGCGATAGTAGAAAATCCACTGATAAATTGTGAACCAGAAGTTTTACACCTTTTCGTTCAAATAATCAATGAGATAACTTCTTGTATGTCAGAAGACGAGTTAAAGGGCTGTATGAACTCTTTAATAGTACAATATCCTTACTTTAAGCTGTTTTTCGATTATGGTTTCAGACATAATCACATGTGGGTGAAAGAATCAGATTCCATGGAAACATTGATATTTGTTGAGTTCTAATCCGATATCCTTAAAAACAACAGGTAATAATAGAACCGGCGGCAACGGATAAGCGGCGTAAGACTATGAAGACAAAAATTCAATTTACAGATTCATACAGTGGTAGAGCAATTAATATAGTTATCAATCTTACTGACGGTGAAAAGGAATACTACTTAAGAGAAGATGACAAAAATGTCATTTATAACAAAATGTCTTCTTATCAGAGAGCAAAAATAGAATCATTCTTTGGGAAGATGAATGCATACTATACCCAAATAGAGATTTTATAAATAAAAAGTTAGGGCGACGAATTTCTTCGCTGCCCTAAATATTAAAATGTGGTTTAAACCACAATGACATTTTTAATGTCGTTTCAATCCACGCACCGAAGTGCGACTAACATCGTTGATGTTCGATGCAAAGGTGCAACTTTTTGAAATAACGAGCAACAAATTATAAATGTTATAAAACATATTAATTATGGCAAGAGGACGATCTATTACCCTAGATCAAGAGTCTAGGGTATTGTCCCTATATAAGGACGGGATAGCTATCAAAGAGATAATAAAAGAAACAGGGGTGCGGTCTGAGCAGACAATATACAGGATATTGGACAGCAATGGTGTGCCAAGACGTCCCAAGGTTAGAGGTGTAAGAAAAATATTTGTCACGATAGAGGAGGATGTAGCTGCTATCTTGGATAAGGAGCAATCAGTATCATTATATGTCAATGAGGCTATAAGATACTATCACGATAACCGGCGTTAATTGTCGGTTATTTTTTTTGTAATAAGGGAAACAATATTTATCTTTGTGGGGAGCGTGTGAAGATGCACGTCACTTATATTATGACGAAAGGACATTATACAATTTCATAAGACCAAGAGCTTGTTGCGGATTAGTTTCCGTGACAGGCTCTTTTTTTTTGTTTTGTATGACAAAATAAAGGTTAGCTTGAAAATCGGGTAATCCAAAACGTGTAATTGATGGTAATTAAAAGTTAACATAAAATTAGGTAATATGACAGATTTAGTTTTTAAAGGCCAGAATGACCAAGTTTTAACAAACAGCTTATTGGTTGCTGAGAAGTTTGGGAAAAGACATGCCGATGTAATAAGAAGTATTGATAATATTCTTAATACGGAGGATGAATTACTAAACGCAAAAATGCGTTTAGCTTTTGTATCAACGACTTACGAAGATTCAACAGGTAAAAGTAATCCTGCCTATATCATGAACCAAAAAGGTTTTTCTATTTTGGTAATGGGATGGAATGGTATAAAAGCCTTGAAATTTAAAAATGAGTTTTACGATGCGTTTGAGGCAATGGAACGATCATTGAAAGAAATTAAAACTCCTCAAACATATGCGGAAGCGTTGCGCCGGCTTGCGGATGAGGTGGAGGCAAAAGAACAGATTCAGTACCAGCTTGAACAGAAGACCGAGCAACTTGATGAATCCAAAGAATGGTACAGTATCAAGCGTTGGGCAAAGGAGCATAATATGAACTGGCGTTCCATCAACTGGCGAAGAATGAAAGCATTGTCTTATGGATTGGGCTACGAGATCAAGAAGATATTTGACGCCAACTATGGACAGGTGAATATCTATCATATTAATGTGTTCAAAACTTACTTTCAATGAGAGATGTAATCTACAATTTTATAAATGAGCACATGATAATACACATTGTGCTTATAGCCTTGTGTATTGCGGCTACAATGGGGGCGATGTTAGTGGACCTTATTACTGGAGTTATGAAAGCTAAGCAACGGGGGGAGGCAAGAACATCCACGGGGTATAAGAAAACAGCCGTCAAAGCGAAGAAGTATTTCACCCCGTTCATAGAATTGTGCTTCATTGACCTGTTATGCTGTGTTGTTATCCCCTTCCCTGTTTTTTCTATGATCTGGACGGGTTACTGTATTTTCTGTGAGTTTAAATCGGTACGCGAAAAGTCATGGGAAAAAGCGGAGTTGCGCAAGGCAGAAAAGACAATGAGTGTGATTATCGAGAACAAGGATGATATTGCCAAGATCATGGCTCAGATATTGTTTGACAACGAAAATAAAAAGGAGGATAAGAAATGAAATATTTTACAATTGCAGAATTATGCCGTAGTAATACAGGAGAAAAGTTAGGTATAGAGAATGTACCTAACTCATTTCAGAAAGCGAATATGGAGAATCTAATTAATCATCTTCTTGATCCAATCCGGCAGATGTGGGGTAAACCCATTATTGTGAATAGCGGCTTTCGTTGTGTTAAATTAAATAAAGCTGTGGGAGGTGCAAAGAACAGTGAACACATGTCAGGATGTGCGGCAGATATAACTACCGGGAATAAGGCGGACAATAAAAAATTGTTTGATATGATTCGAAATTCTTCCTTAGAGTGGAGGCAGCTTATTGATGAGAGTGGATTCAGTTGGGTACATATATCCTATAATCAGTCCGATAATAAAAAGCAGGTATTACACTTATGAAATGGTTAATATATATAATCGTTATTGTGTGCGTTTTCGGTTTAGGATGGTTCGCAAGACCATCCATAGAAACGGATATAGAGGTAAGAGCAGATACGGTATTCAGCACAAGTATTATTGTAAAGAGAGATACGGTAAAGTATTATCTTCCTTCCCCTGTACTGTGCTGGCATGATGGTGATACAATCCATGTAGGAGACACAATTCTTCCTGTCGAGCAGAAGGTATACAGAGATAGTGATTACATTGCTTATGTGAGTGGTTACAGATCTAACCTAGATAGTATCTATGTTTGCTCCAAAACACTGACAGTAACGAATGACATCTATCACACGGTTAAGATAAAACCTAGAAGATGGGGACTGGGGATAACAGCCGGTTATGGATTTGGTAAGGATGGTTTTTCTCCTGCGGTTGTCGCAGGAATAAGTTATAGAATATGGTAATCAACAGAAGGGAGGTGCAAGATGAAATAGTAACCAGAATGCCACAGGTAGAAGCGTGGCACATAAAAAAACTCATTTAACAAAAGTAATTCTTTCAGGGGGCAGAATTAAAAGAACCCCCGACACTTGAAGTTTAACGCCAATCAAACTTTAAAGTATACAAAGCATACGTAGATAAGTGTCAGGGGTAGTAATATCCTTACTTATTTCCTACGTATGCTTTTGTCATGATTTTATTTGATTGGCGAGGCAAAAATACAACAAAAATTTAAACCACAATGTGTAAGTCCGAAATTTTTGCCAAAATAATTAATATTGTTTCAAAAGAAACAGAAGTGTCTGTAGACCAAATATTATCATCTGATAAGAATATGGAGACAGTGGATGCCCGGTATCTTCTTGTATTTTTTCTTTTCGAAAGCGGTATGTACCCTTCACAAATAGCCGCTCATATCCATAAGACTAAACGTGCTGTCAACTACATGATATCCAATTTCCATGAGAGGATGGAGAGTGGGAAAATGATGAGAATATATTGGGACGATATAAAGAATTTGTTGGGAAACAACTGATTTTCCATGAGTTATGATCTATATACCGTTGTGCACGGTCGATTTTGACCGGATACAAAATACAAATACTTATGGAACGAACTTATGTTTTTAACCAAGACGGTGGAACCGGCGCAAACAATGGCCTGCTTGCGTCCATTCTTCCGTCCTTGCAGAACCGTGGAATTGACACTGGCTATCTGATGGGGCTGATGGGAGGAAACGGAAACGGAGGTTTCTTCGGAAACAATGGCGGTTTTCAGGACATCATCGCATTGATTGTGATTGCAGCCATCTTCGGTAACGGGAACTTCGGATTTGGTGGCAACAACAACCAAGGAGCGAACGAAGGAAGAGAAATGATCATGCAGACACTTAACCGAAACGGTGTCGACATTGCAGCATTAGCACAAGCTGTGAACACATCATCAGACCAAATCCTTGCCGGTATTAACTCTGTATCACAGGCTATCTGCGGTCTCGGCAACCAAATGGGCCAGAACACCAACAGTATCCTCACTGCGATCATGCAAGGTAACAACGCTCTGACATCTCAGATCTGTAGCTGTTGCTGCGACATGAAACAGCTTGTAACCACACAGGGATACGAGAACCAGCTTGCAATGTGCAACCAGACTAACACATTAGTCAACACTGCTAACCAGAACACATTGTCATTGCGTGATGGTGCGACAGCCAACACGAATGCCATCCTTGCCAAACTTGACGCTATTCAGAATCAGGCATTGCAGGACAAGATCGCATCTCTTACTGCGGAAAAGGCTACTTTGACAGCCGAAATCTCTCAGCGTAACCAGAACGCCACTATCCTGAGTGCGGTAGGACAACAGATCGCTCCTTTAGCAGCCGGATTGCAGGCATTGCAGAGCGATGTTGATGGTATAAAATGTAAATTACCTAACACCGTCCCGGTACAATACCCTAATATTGTAGGTGTGAACGTGGATACATATCGTGCCGCAGCATACGGTGCTTATGCAGGTGATGCTGTATATGGCCGTGGTGGTTACGGATGCGGTTGCAATAACTACTGGGGTTAATCCGGTGAGAAAGGAGGTAGATATGTGGCCTAACTTTTTTACAGGATTTCCGTTCCCGTTTCCCTCCCTTGGCAGAGTGAATTACAACACTCTTCCTACGGTGGCTGTAACAGTCGGTACTGAGAATGTGACTTTGGAGCTTCCTAACCATGCGTTCCGCAACAGGGATTATGTCGGAGGGTTCTATGTCAATCTTCGTCAGGCGATCCCTGCCGGCACGACTGCCACGCTGCCTATATTGATAGGGACCAACGGGGATACAAGACCGTTGTTAGCTTACAACAACGAGCCTATTACGGTTGCCAACCTTGCCGGAACCGGTATTTATGAGATTCACTACAACAAGTATACCAATGAATTGTATCTTGTTAATGGAGGATACAGACCGACAACGGCGCCGGCTTCTACAGCAGAGACCGCTTCTTTACGGAGCAAGTAATAATTAACATGGAGTTTTGTGGTGGTTTCCCAAATGGAAATAGCCACACTCCTTTAAAATCAAACCAATATGTTTCAATCACTTCGTACCAATAACCAGTTATATATACTTCATAAGGATGCTAACCCGTTTATCGAATACGGCCCGGTAGTCAGCGTTTCCGCTCCCAAGCCGAAATATCCTATGGCATCCCCTATGGGACAGTTGCCCCAAATGGAAATGGTTGTGGATGTTGTTGTCTGTATCAACGGGCAGAACACGACTTTCCAAAATCTTCCTGCCGGCATGGATATAGCCGACTTCGGACAGAACGGCAATATCGTAGTGTCATGCTCACGTGATGCGATGAATAACGAGGTCGCTTCTATGAAACAGAAAAGCATAGACATCATCAACAGCATGGATTTTCACAATTCCGTCATTGCAGGGTGTGACAAGATGCTTACGCTCTTGAACCCTGAATTTGCCGAGAAACAACGTCAGGAGCAGGAAATATCCTCTCTGAAAGGGCAAATGGCGGAAATGAGCAAGAACATGTCTGACCTTATGGAATTGAACAAACGGCTTATGGAACAGCTCGGAGTAGTTGAAACATCCAAAACAAAGAAATGATTATGGGAATGTGGGAAATATTAGAAGAAGGGCGTGACGATTACGGACGCGGCTTCGGTATGAGAGGTGACGAGGTGGAAGAAGCCTACAAGGAAGGCTGCCGCCACGGTTACGAAAAGGCCATGAGAGAGATTCATGGAGACATGGGCTTCCGTGATGGCGGAAGAAATTATTCAGGATCAGGTATGGGAGAACGCAGGTATCCCGGCTATTTCCCTGAATATCCCCGCATGGATGACATGGGAGAACGCAGACGCAGACGCGCCAACGGTGAGTTTTATTAATGGTGGAGGGGTGGAATGCCCCTCTTTTTAAACAAAGGTTATGGAACAGAGATTGGATACATACAGCAGATTCCCATCTGGCATGAGGGAATATCTGGAAGCATACGGCTTTCATTTCAGCAAGAAACTTTATGAATGGGCCGTCTCAAAAATGAAAGTGAAAGACGAAACCACGGGTAAAGAAAAAAAGTTGGAGCCGTGGAGCAAAGATGAAGTGGACGATATGCTGAAAGCGAACGGAATTACCATTGAGCACGACAAGGGTTATGACGTTGCTTATGTCGCAAACATGCTGAAAGCGGATTTCTATAAAAAATCATTGGTTGACGAGGCACATTTGTGCAAGCATATAAAATGCTACCTTGATGATATTGATGGCGATCCTTGCAGGGCGTTTGACGAGTTCTTTGCCACCTGTATAGGTAAAGGGATTCCTGTAATCTGGTCGGATGTGATATGATTGTTCAGGAGTTCTACATACCAAAATATGGGGACTGGCACGTCAAAGTGTATTATGCGGTACACACCTATTGGGCGGACCGGATCATTATGGACCTGTACCGTATAGGATGCAGGGGGGATTCCCTCAAGCGTGCGTATCGCAATCTGACCGAAGGCAGAATGAATACCGGTCTAACCTATTCGGACTACAGGAGAAGAGAGACGGTAATGGTGATCTCTTTGACTTCTACCCCCGAAGAGTTTCAAAATTCGTGGGATCACGAAAAAGGTCATTTGTGCCGGCATATCTCCAAGGCTTGCGGGATTGATCCTTATGGAGAGGAAGCGCAGTATCTTAGCGGATATGTGGGGCAGAAGATGTTCCCGGTAGCGAAGAAATTTTTATGCGAACATTGTAGAAAGGGACAAAATAATAATCGAACAGAAGCGTTCTTTGACTTGTTGGAATTACCGTTTAAATTGTTAAAAAATAGAGATTCATATATAGTATAGCAGTAATTTGTTTTCTTTGCAAAATAATATATGTAAAAGCATGACGTACTATATATGGTTTGACGAAAGTGATAAGGAAGGAGAGTTCTACTCAAATTTCTATGGAGGTATTCTTATAAAATCTAAGGATTTCGGCAATGTATTGCAGATGATGAAATACAAAGTTGAAGAATTGGAGCTTACCAACGAAGAAATCAAGTGGCAGAAAGTGAATCAGTATACGTATGAAAAATATTGTTCACTGGTTGATTTCATATTTGATTTGCTCGAAAACGACTTAATAAAGATTCGTATATTCTTTAGAAATAATCAATACGTCCCAGTAGGATTAACGAGTGAGCACAAACGCAATGGATTCTCGTTTTTATATTATCAGTTTATAAAACATTCTTTTGGATTGCAATATTCTAATCAGACAAAAGAAGACATAACATTGAAATTGTTTATTGACGACATTCCAATGAAAGGACCAGATAAAGCCAAATTTGAAGAATACTTGTATAGACTGAATAATGATTCAGGTTTTAAGGAAGCAAAAATTAAATTACGATATGGAGATATTCAAGAAGTTAATTCAAAAAAACATATACCACTTCAATTAATGGACTTGGTATTAGGCTCTATTTGCTTTAGATTAAACAATAAACATAAAATCAAAGACCCGATAACGAATAAAAGAGGAAATAGAACCAAATTAAAAGAACTTCTTTTTAAGCGTATAAGTAAAAGAATAAGGATATTACGCCCTAATTTCAATATAGGAGAAAGCACAGGTATTTCTTACCCATCTGATAGATGGGACTATCCATATAGCCATTGGAGTTTTAAACCTAGCAACTATAATAGGGATATGAACCAATCTAAAGGTGCAAAAAAAAGATAACCCCCATACATCTACACTAGTGAGCTACGGTCAACGTAGCCTTTCAATGTATCAAGGGCTATCTTCATGGCGCAAAGATAAAATTAAATATTCAAAAACGCAAAATAAAGTAACTATTTAACATTAAGCGGTAATTCCCAACGGGTTTTACCGCTTTTTTTATGCTTAAAAACTATTTATGGAAGAAGATAAGTTGAACATATTGCTTGAGCAGGCTGATGATGTGCCTCACTGGTATTTCTGCCGTTTACTTGCTGTGATGCGATGGAACGTATAGAGAGGTTCATTTATAGACTGATACCCTTTGTCGTGCTGGCAAGGGTGATATCGTTGTGCATTTAGGTTGTTTCCTTGTTTTTAATCTAATTTTTTTCTTTATCTTTGCAATAAATATAGTCCCCGATATTAAAAAACGGGGACTAAAACAGGGGCTATATAAAGAGATCTATTAATTTCAAATAAATTAAAAAAAGTGACGTCAAGTATGTACAACGCAGATATTGGTATATATTAAACTATAAAAATATCTAAAATTGTTCTCGCATGCTCCACTTTTTAATGAGAAAATGAAGGTCTGCGGAGCAGGTCTTTTTTAACTTAAAGACTATAAATATGTTAATTTATAATACAACTTATCAAACAGGTATTGACGATGCGCGTAATTTTGTCATTTGGCTTAGTGAAAGCTACATTCCCGAAGTGGAAAAAACGGGAATATTGCAAAATCCCCGTCTTACGCACATCCTTAGTCATAAAGAGCAGGATTCAGAATGTTTTTCATTGCAATGGGAGGTGGAAGATACAGCGACCTTACACCGCTGGCATACTCAGCAGGGGATGCATCTGAATGAGGAAATGATGAAGATATTTAAAGATAAGGTGGTTGGCTTTCCCACTTTGATGGAGGTAATTAAGTGATTCAGCCGGTAAAAGAGAAAATCATTCTGGGTATAGATCCTGGAACAACCATAATGGGGTATGGTCTGCTGAAAGTAGTAGGTACTAAACCGCAGGTAATGACTATGGGGGTCATTGATCTTCGTAAATATGGTGATCATTATTTAAAACTGCGCCGTATTTTTGAACGGGTGGTTGGTATAATAGAAGCCTATTTACCTGATGAATTAGCAATTGAGGCACCTTTTTTTGGGAAAAATGTGCAGTCGATGTTAAAATTAGGGCGGGCACAGGGGGTGGCTATGGCTGCTGCTTTGAGCCGTGATATTCCTATAACAGAATATGCGCCGTTGAAGATAAAGATGGCGATAACCGGTAATGGGCAAGCCAGCAAGGAACAGGTCGCTGATATGTTGAAGAGGATGTTACATATACCAGAGAGTGATATGCTGCCTTTTATGGATGCAACAGATGGGTTGGCGGCTGCTTATTGTCATTATTTGCAAATGGGCAGACCGACATTGACTAAAGAATATTCCGGCTGGAAAGATTTTATAAATAA